AATCCTCGCAGAGACACAACATACGTGACGGCAGGCCCTAACGTGGCGGGCTTTCCAACAGGTGGTAGCCGGGACATTCAGTGGGGTTGGAACCCTGTCGGTGGTTCACGGGCGTATGACGACGGGCTAACCCCCAACTATTTGGTGTTGACTACTGCAGTCGGCCAAGTGACAATATCAACATCTTAAGGAGTTTATGATGGACGCAAAAAAAGCACTTAAAGCACACATGGCCAAGGGCATGAAATCCGCGCATCCCGATGCTGCGGTTAAAAAAATGCGTGCTGGCGGCAAGACCAACAGCGACATGCTGAAGATGGGCCGTGGTTTGGCTAAGATTGCCAACCAAAAGTCCCCCGGACGCAAAGGAGCTTGATATGGCAACGTACCGATCCCCCAAGCCTGCGCCTACTCAGGCTGTGCTTAAAAAAGACAGTGCCTTGAAACACATGGCGGACACCAACGTGTCCGTGGCCAACGACCATAGCAATGAGTACCCCGGAGTCAAAACTTCTGGTATTAAGATTCGTGGTACTGGCGCGGCTACCAAAGGCGTAATGGCTCGCGGCCCAATGGCCTGATACGCACATGAACTACACCCAGTTGCAAGCTGCAATCTGCGATTACACGCAGAACTTTGAACAAGACTTTGTTGCAAACATTCCGGTGTTTGTGCAGCAGGCAGAGCAGCGCATTTTCAACACGGTGCAGTTCCCGTCTTTGCGTAAGAACGTCACGGGTGCCAGTAGCGCAAACGTAAAGTACCTGAGTTGCCCAGAAGACTTCTTGGCGGTTTACTCAATGGCTACATTTTCGGATGCCACAACCTCAGCGACAAAAGTAACTGAATTTACAATGCAAGTGGTTTCGCCTACAGGCATTATTCGTGGCCAGAACGTAACCGGAACAGGCATATTTTCAGGGACAACTGTGGTTAGTGTGGTTGGTGATATTGTTACGGTGTCTCAATCGCTTTCTGCATTCACCACGGGCTCACTAAATTTCCAAGGCGATTACGAGTACTTGCTCAACAAGGACGTAAACTTCATCCGTCAGGCGTACCCCAACCCCGGTGCAACGGGCGCTCCAAAGTACTATGCGTTGTTTGGCCCCACCTCATCTGGCGTGACAATTACGGATGAGTTGACTTTTCTTTTAGGCCCCACGCCGGATGCGCCGTACATGGTCGAGTTGCACTATTACTACTACCCTGCCTCAATTGCCACAGCAGGTACATCTTGGCTTGGCGACAACTTTGACACGGTGCTGCTGTACGGCTCGCTGGTCGAGGCTGTGACGTTCATGAAAGGCGAGGCCGATATGGTTGCGTTGTATGACGGCAAGTACAAAGAAGCACTGGGTATGGCCAAGCGTTTGGGCGACGGTCTGGAGCGCAGCGATTCGTACCGCAGTGGGCAGTACCGTGTGGCACCGCTACCGCAGAACAGCGGGGTAGTCTAGTATGGCGTTTGACCAAACTCTCACCACGCAAGCTAAGCTGATTGCATTGCAGGCTCTGTCCACTGGCACCCTCAAGATGGCTTTGTACACAGCTAATGCTAGCCTTGGTGCAGGCACTTTGATATACACCACGGATAACGAAGTTGTTGGTACTGGATATACGGCTGGCGGTAACACACTGACCAATGTGACGGTGCTGACTTCGGACACAACCGCATACCTTGACTTTGACGACGTAGTCTGGAACCCTGCCGTATTTACTGCGCGTGGGGCTCTCATCTACAATACAAGCCTTAGCAATCTTGCTGTGGCTGTTTTGGACTTCGGGGCCGATAAAACGACCACAACAACTTTCACTGTGCAGACGCCCGCTAACACGGCCACGGCTGCGCTCATTCGATTCGCATAAGGAGCAACCATGTCTCTTCCAGCACAACACGCTACTTCTACAGACACTGTAATCGGCAACGTCAGCAAACTGACGGAGTCCGATAATAAAGTTAAAGCTGGAGGTGTGTTTCACGTCAAGTGCCACGACGCCAACGGTGACCTTAAGTGGGAAGTCGAGAAGCACAACCTCGTTGTTAACGTCGGTTTGCAAGACATGAACACGCAGTACTTTACAGGCGTAGGTTACACCGCTGCTTGGTACATTGGTTTGTATGGCGCAGGAGCCACAAACACTCCCGCTGCCACAGACACCATGGCCTCACACGCAGGTTGGACCGAGATCACGGCGTACAGCCAAGCTACTCGCCCAGCATGCACGTTTGGTGTCCCAACTACTGCAGACCCTTCCGTAGCGACTAACACTGCCGCGCCAGCCACATACAACATCAACGGCTCGGTGACCATCGGCGGTGCGTTTTTGACCAGCAGCAACACTAAGGGCGGCAATACCGGCGTTTTATTTTCAGCGTCGGACTTTCAAGCCCCCGGCGACCGTATTGTGGTGAGCGGCGATACGCTGACCGTCACATACACTTTCAGCCTCGATGCCGTTTAAGGAGTAGCACATGGCGACTTTGTTCAAAAAAGATGACGTAGTTAAACTTGTTGTGCAAGCACCCACTGGCCCAGTTAAGTCTTTTAGAATGCTAGAGGACGGGACCGTGCAGTGCCTAGTTGAGTGGGCTGACTCTGAAGGCAATTTGCAACAGCGTTGGTTTAACGAGGCAGACCTTAGCGCTGCCTGACGGTAACGTATGTTTGGCCTGTCAGCATACGCAGCTACTCCTTACGCAGCCACTGGCGGCACCACTTTTGCAACAGGGGTGGCTGAGAGTGCGCGTGTATCGGATTTAGCCAGCGGGGCTTTATTTGCTAATTCAGCAGTTTTAGAATATGCCGCACTTACAGATACGGCAAACGCACTTGTTCAAATTTTTGGTCTGATTGATGAACAGGCTGCTTTGACAGACAGCGTCTCAACTGCGTTCAACCCGTTTGTCTCTGTTTCGGAGTCCGCGTTTGCTGAAGACGTGACCGTTAGCTCAGTTAATTTTGTAGGGCTTCTGTCTGAACAAGCTACTGCATCTGATAGTCTATTTGCTGGCGGGTTTCTTGGGGCACGTTTTGCCGATACTGCAAGAGCGCAAGATCAGGCAGCGGCAATTTTTGCCGTTGGCGCGTCTGTAGCAGACTCTGCGCAAGGTCTTGACGAGACGGAGGGCGTTAGACTTTTCTTCCGAACAGTCTTGGAGTTTGCGCAAGGTGTAGATACGGTAGCTTCTTCCGCTGCCTTTTTGGCGAATACTGCTGACACGGCTCAGATTCAAGATACGCCGGTTGGGCGCGTTCTGTTTAGTACAGCCGTCAGCGAAAGTGTTCAGGGATCAAATACATTTTCATCCATCCCGACTTACAGCACTAACATTCTTGAGTCCGTTACCGCGTCCGACGTGGCGGCAGGTAAAATTAATTTTGCAGTTCAAATTATTGAGCTGGTCCAAGGTAGCGTTGTAATCCCAACAAACGCTGATCTGCACATCGGATTCCAAGATAGCGCGTTTGCGCTGGATCGGTACCCCAACAACGTCCACGTTTTTGCAAACCTCAGCGAAGGTGTGCAAATTTCTACACAAGATTTCATTGGCCGGTTCCTTTGGGAATTAATTGATGACACGCAGATCGCAAACTGGCAGAATATAGCCAATACCCAAAATCCCGGGTGGGTGCTGGTATCGTCCGCGCAGGGCGCTGTCTGGCAACTACTGAATACAACGCAGGGCAGTGGGTGGCAGGTTATTGACACCAATCAGAGCCCGTCTTGGAACAACATTAACAACATCTGACACACAATGGCACTTGTTCTTGCAGACCGCGTACGAGAAACAACCGATACAGCTGGTACCGGCGCGGTAGCGCTTGACGGCGCTGTTACGTCATATCAGTCTTTTTCTCAGGGTATTGGTGATGGCAATCAGACGTACTACACAATTGCAGCGCCGTTGCTCAACGAGTGGGAAGTCGGAATTGGTACGTACACGTTAAGCACTGACACACTGTCTCGTACCACCGTTTTATCTTCTAGCAACTTTGGCGCACTTGTCAATTTTACACTGGGGGCAAAGGACGTCTTTGTCACTCAACCGGCTGAGCGCACAGTTTTTGTTGACTTGTATAATGCTATACAAGGCGCAAACACCGCCAATGCTGGTTTAGCTGTTAGTATTTTTAGCTCGCAATCGCAAGGAAGTCTTGTGTTTCCAGAATATGCCAATGGAATGTCATTAGGGCCTTTAAATATAGGCCCCAATTCGTCTATTACAGTTGCTCCCGGGCAGTACTGGCTGCTAGTAACACCTTAACAGGAAGTATCATGAGTAAAATTTCTGCAGGTATCACATCACTTACCTCCTTAAAACTAGAGGGGGATATGACCGGCGCTTTGCTTCTAGGTTCTGGGACGGGCACTGCCATTTCAGTAGACACTTCGCAGAACGTCAGCCTAACCAACGCGCTGCCTATTGCTTCTGGCGGTACAGGGCAAACCACGGCCACCGCTGGATTGAACGCATTACTGCCTAGTCAGGCAGGTAATACTGGCAAGGTTTTGTCAACAAACGGCACAAACACTTCTTGGGTAGCCGATGCTGGCGGTACTGTTACTTCGGTCGATGTGGCTGGCGGTACTACAGGTCTTACGACTTCTGGAGGTCCGATTACCGGAGCTGGAACTATTACATTGGCAGGCACACTGGCAATTGCAAACGGCGGCACTGGACAGACAACTGCTAATACGGCTCTAAACGCCTTGTTGCCTGCACAAACAGCAAATGCAAACAAGTATTTGCAAACAGATGGCACTAACACTTCTTGGGATGCTGTTAGTTTGTCTACAGCAGACATTACGGGCACACTGCCTATTGCCAACGGCGGCACTGGGCAGACAACAGCTACCACAGGTTTTAATGCTCTTGCGCCTGTTCAGACGGCTAACACTGGTAAGTTCTTGACCACTGATGGTACTAATGCTGCATGGGAGTTTGTTGATGTTACGGCTGACATCACTGGCGCTGTCCCCATTGCAAACGGCGGCACCGGACAGACGACAGCGGCAACCGCAATCACTGCATTAACTGGAGCACAAACTTCTGGCCAATATTTACGCTCTGATGGAACAAATGCGGCATTGGCGGCCATTCAAGCCGGAGACGTCCCAACACTGAATCAAAACACAACAGGCACAGCGGCTAATGTGACGGGTACTGTTGCGATTATTAATGGCGGCACAGGCGAAACAACCCGACAAGCGGCATTAGATGCGTTAGCAGGCGCAGTAACATCCGGTCAATATCTTCGCGGCGATGGCACAGATGTCGTGATGTCTGCTATACAAGCCGGAGATGTTCCAACCCTTAACCAGAACACCACAGGAACAGCGGCTAACGTAACTGGCGTTGTGGCAGTAGTAAATGGTGGTACAGGCGCATCGGACGCAACAAACGCTCGGATTAACTTGACCGCCGCCGCATCAGGTGCAAATACTGACATCACTTCGATTGCGCTAACAAGCGGCACAGTCTCCGCTGCCCCCGTCAGCAACACAGACATTGTCAACAAACAGTACGCTGATGCTATTGCCTCTGGTATTCACTTTCATGAAGCTGTGGATTTGGCAACTACTGCCGCCCTGCCAGCCAATACGTACAACAACGGCGCATCCGGGGTAGGAGCCACGCTTACGGCAAATGCCAATGGCGCTCTGTCTGTGGACTCAACGCTTACTGTTGTGTCAAACCGCATACTTGTTAAAAACGAAGTTACGCAAGCAAATAATGGTGTTTACACGGTCACACAGGTTGGCTCTGCTGGAACGCCGTACATTCTGACTCGGGCTACAGATTTTGATACAGCTGGATCAGGTGTTGACCAAATTGACGAAGGCGACTTCTTTTTAGTCACTAGCGGTACTGTTAACCTCAATACCGCTTGGGTTCAACAGACCGCGCCTCCAATTACCATCGGTACAACAGCGCTTGTGTTCCAGCAGTTTGCCGCGCCAATTACATACACAGCTGGCACAGGGCTTAGTGAGTCCCCAGCATTCACATTTAACATTGCCAACACTGGCACTGCTGGCACATACGGCTCGGCCTCTCAGGTTCCTGTGTTTGTTACCAATGCACAGGGGCAGGTCACAAGCGTTACAAACACGACGATTTCAATCCCCAACTCCAGCACCACGGCTACCAGCGCGAACACTGCAAGCGCTATCGTTGCACGCGATGCTTCTGGTAACTTTACCGCTGGCACAATTACAGCGGCGTTGAGCGGTAACGCAACCACATCAAGTTCTACAACAGGTAATGCTGCCACAGCTACAACGCTTCAAACCGCACGCAATATCGGTGGTGTAAGTTTTAACGGGTCAGCAGATATTAACCTCCCCGGAGTCAACACTGCAGGCAATCAAAACACGTCTGGGTCAGCCGCTTCACTAAGCGCCAACCTTCCCGTTAGCCGTTTAAACAGCGGTACAAGCGCATCAGCCTCTACCTTCTGGCGCGGTGATGGTGTTTGGGCTACTGGCGTTGCCGGTCCTACAGGACCCACCGGCCCTGCTGGAACTAATGGTAGCCCCGGACCCACGGGCGCTCCCGGACCTACAGGGCCTACAGGTCCCACAGGACCTACGGGCGCTCCCGGACCCACAGGACCCGCCGGAGGCCCCGGCCCAACTGGACCCACTGGACCACCCGGCTCAGCTGCGTCCGTAACCACAGCCAACGTTCTTTCGGCAACAGCAGGGGCGACTGTTGGGGAGGTTGGAAGTTATGCTTTCTTGCGTCCGGATTCTGGCTCCTCAACGGCCACAGGGGCTACTAGAGCTGGTTCAAATTTACGATATTTTGCTAGCAATGGATCAACTATAAGTGTAGGCTCCGCCCCATCAGGTACGTGGCGAAATATGGGAGCAAATAGCCCAGACAGCTATTTTGGCCAAGGGGTGGGTGCTGTTTATCTTCGCATTTCTTAAAAGGATTAAATATGCAATCAACACTTACTTCAGTCTCAAATCCTGTTTGGTCAAACGCAGAACACACAGCTATTGACTGCAAAATTACAACATCGCAATTTGGTGATGAGGTTCTTCCATTTACAGCGTCACAAACTGACGTTGAGCCACATGGCCGCGCCATCTTTGCAGACCTTGTTGCTGGTAAATATGGAGCTATTGCCGAATATGTTGCGCCGCCTGAACCTGTTCAGCCAGCCACCGAAGGAGCGCAAACGCTATGAATTCCATCGCCCCCCGCTTCATGGTAACGCAAGACGGCACAACGCTGAATGTGTACCACGCCAACAAAGGCGAGGGGCTGCCACGGCACGAACATGTTTTCTCTCACTTGACCATGTGCCATTCCGGAAGCTGTATTGTCAGCAACGAGCGCCGCAGCTTGGTAATGACTAAAGACACGCAGCCTGTAAATCTTGTGGCTAACGAGTGGCATGAAATCGAAGCGCTAGAAGACGGCACTATATTTGTAAACGTATTTGCAGAAAATAAATATTAAATGTCACACCTCCCCCTTTGGTATCTTGGCAAGCTAGACGGCGACACCTGCAATCAAATCATTGCAGAAATGTCCGGCATTGACGTTAAAGACGCTGCGATGGGGATTGATGGCACTGAAAAGAATCATGCAACTCGCAATACTAAAGTGAGATTTGGTGGTCCTGACTACTGGCTAAACGATAAATTTGAGAGTTTTGCCGTGCACGCTAATAAAGAGTGCAAGTGGGAGTATCACATTACTGGCCGAGAGAATATTCAGTTTGCCGAGTACGGACCAGAGCAACACTATGCTTGGCACACCGATACGTTTGCATTGGCTGGAAAACCAACAGACCGTAAAATCACTATCGTCTGTCTTTTAAACGACGACTTTGAAGGCGGCGATTTTCAAGTACGTTTGTACAATGACTATACAGCGCCGCTGGAAAAGGGGACAATCATTGCGTTCCCGTCTATCCTTGAGCACCGGGTAATTCCAGTAATGTCGGGTATTCGCTATTCCGCAACCATGTGGTTTAACGGCCCAAGATTTCGTTGAAATAAGGACAGAACATGAGCACTTACTCTCCAGCACTGCGTATTGAACTTATCACCACGGGCGATCAAGCCGGTACGTGGGGAACCACAACCAACACCAACCTTGGCACACTGATTGAAGATGCTATTGCTGGGTATACTTCGGTGTCGATCACTTCGACCAACCAAGCTTTGACAGCACTAAACGGTGTGGCGGATCAGTCGCGCAATATGGTAATTGCGTTGACCACAACGACCGGCGCGGCTTTTAACGTCTACGCTCCTCCATCTGAGAAGACGTACATCATTTACAACACCAGTGCCTTTACAGCAACAATTTATAACTCTACTGTGTTGGGTAACACAACTGCGGCGGGTTTAGGAGTTTCCGTAATCTCAGGGGGCAAAGTGGCGGTGTTCAGTGATGGAACCAATTTCTTAACTACTGACGCTGGCAGTTTTTCTGGTGTGCTTCCTGTCCTTAACGGCGGCACTGGGGTTACCACCAAGACAGGTACAGGCTCCGTAGTCCTTAACACCAGCCCTACCTTGGTAACACCCGCTTTGGGCACTCCAACTTCTGCCACGCTTACAAATGCTACAGGCTTACCGCTAACAACTGGCGTGACTGGCACGTTACCCGTTGGCAACGGCGGCACTGGGGCTACAACCCTTTCTTCTGGAGCTTTGCTTAAAGGCGCTGGAACTTCAGCTATTACAACAGCAAGCGCGGCTGATATTGTGGCGCAGATTGGCGCAACGGCTGTTACAAACGCAACAAACGCAACAAACGCAACAAACGCAACAAACGCAACAAACGCTATTAATGCTACTAATGCAACTAATGCAACTAATGCCACCAATGCAAGCACAGTTACAACAATTACCACAAATCAAGTGTTAACCGCAATAGCAAGTGCTACTGTTGGCGCTGTTGGGACATATGCTTTTTTGGTTAGCGCTAACACCATTGAAGCTATTCCGGGTGACACTAAAGCGGGTTCTAATTTAAGATACTCCAACAATAGTGCTATTGGATACAACAGCAGCATTCCAACAGGCACTTGGAGATGCATGGGTTGGGACAACAGTGCCACTTGCTGCTTTAATCTTTATCGAGCAACAGTTTGGCTACGCATCTCCTAAAAGAAGTAAAACATGCAATCAATTCTCACCTCTTTAACAAATCCGCGTTGGTCGAATGCCGCACACACAACGATTGACTGCGAAATCACAACCTCACAGTTTGGTAGTGAAATACTACTATTTACTGCGGATTCAAATGACGTTGAGCCACATGGCCGCGCTATTTTTGCTGACATTGTTGCTGGTAAATATGGAGCTATTGCGGAGTATGTGCCACCACCACCTACACTTGAAATTACAGGAACGCCTCAGTCAGGTGAAATTCCCGCCTCTATTCTATGAACCAGCCAGTAGTTCACATTGGCTGCGTTGCCAACCTTTACTCGCGCATGATGCTTTTTAAGAAAGCTGGCGACACTGAGATCGGCCACACGCATCAGTTTGATCACCTCACTCTGCTTGCCAAAGGCAAGTTAAAGGTCACGGTTGAAGGAGTTGCGACCGAGTTTATTGCGCCGCATATGATCTACATTCATAAGGACAAGGTGCATGAACTCGAAGCGCTCACCGATGAGACGGTAGCGTACTGCATCCATGCGCTGCGGGACAAGAACAACAATGAAATCCTCGACCCCTTGATGATTCCTGCCGGTGTGTCGCCACTTTCAATGGCTTCACCGATTTGCAAGTAAGCTAATTATGAAGCTTGCTGTCAATCGTGTGGTAGAAGGCTGGCGAAGCCCAGCATATTTTACACTGCCAACCCAAGCATTTAAAACTAATACGGCGGGGGCGGGGCGACGGTACATGTCTCACACAAAAACTGCGCTTGCCGAGGTCGCATTTAACGCTTTTGGCCTTCGCATGGATGCCCCCGAGCCAATGTTTGGGCATCTAATTGGTAACAACTATGCCGACGGAGCGTTTGTTCAGCAGCACACAGACTCGGCCCCTGCTGGCTTTGCGCATGTGCGCTGCAACTGGATGGTCAAAAAGCCCCCGGTGGGCGGTGATCCGATCCTTGACGGCGAGGTTGTGCCGATAGCCGAAGGTGGCCTTTGGCTTTGCATTGCTAGCATAGAGCGCCACGGCACGACACCAATCTCAGGTGGGGAGCGTTTGATTTATTCCTTCGGTGCTCTTGTAAAGAATGAAAATTTACGGCACATTTTAAATAATAGTTAGACATGAATGCGTTGGTTTTGGTTGCCGTTTGTATGTTTGGTTTTTTGGGCAAGCGCTAAAGCTCCATGCATAGTTACGGACTTTTACGGGCTGAGTTGGATCAATGATCCGACCATGCGCCACATGGAGTTGTCTAGGTGGCTGACGACAAACGGTGATAACTGCAGTTCAGAGCAGTTGGTGGGAGTTTGGAACAACCTTGCGCTTTGGGCTGGGGCTGCAGACAGTGCGGAGTTGAGAGCCAAGGTGCTGTACTACTACGCAAGAGCGCGGGCAAGGGAGGATAAATGATTGAAACGATCAGACTATTTCCAACAGTTGTAGCGTCAGGGTATCCCGACAAGCGAGACCTTGCCCAAGCCAAATTAGAAAAACAACACGAAGTTAATAAAACTGTTGAAGTTGCCAAGCAAAAGCAGACAGAATTGCAAGACATAGGATTTGAGATTTACTGTAAAAAAGTAGTTCAAGAACGCATCCGCATGGAGATATTTCAAAATCGCACTTTGGACATATACGTTTAAACATGGTCACAGCTAAAAAAGTACCGGCAAAAACTGCCGCCAAAGCACCGGCTAAAGCACCCGCAAAGGTAGCGCCGGTTAAACGCCGTATACCTAAACCAAAGGCGGAAGTTGTTACCCCAAAGCCACAACCCGCTAAAACACCAGCCGACACGCTTGGGAAAATCATTGGTTTGATTGAATGGGTGGACAGCCCATTTAAATTGCTGACGGTTATTTTGCTGTCTTTTATGGCGTTTGCAGGCTACTTTGCTTGGGACTCACGACAAGTCATTCTGCAGGCCATCCAGAACCAAGATCACATGCCGCAGCTTGTGAAGCAAGACGACTTGGTTGACCCTGCCAAAAGCCTGCTCAAAGATGTGGATGGGCTAGTTGTTCTGGTGCATAAAGCCAACCTTACAACCAACTCACGCACCACGGTGTTGGCCCTAAATGCTGATGGCTCACGAGAAAAGAAGCTTGAAGGTACAGTTACTTCTTTATTCAACGCAAGTGCTGACCGCAACGCAGCTATGGTGGCCATGCTGAACAATGAAGTTTTATGTGAAGAATTCAACCCATCATCTAAAGTGGGTGAGTGGGGCGCTAAGCAAGGAGTGAAATTCCTGTGCCGTGGTTCAATCCCACCTGACCCCGGTAAGTTTGCGGGGTATCTTGCCATTGGTTTTGCATCAAAGCCCGAAGATATTAGCGCTTTGAAAACCCGCATTAATTTGGCTTCAACTGATATGTCTGATGAATAAGGAGTAAACAATGATTGGACTAGACGCACTTCTAAACGTGGGCGGCAAGCTCATTGACAAGCTGATCCCAGACCCTGAAGCCAAGGCTAAGGCACAGCTTGACCTTGCAAAAATGGCACAAGATGGTGAATTAGCAAGGATAGCCAACGAAACCAAACTGTACGAGACCGAGCAGAACAACCTTACACAGCGCGTTCAGGCAGACATGGCAAGTGACTCTTGGCTGTCTAAAAACATTCGCCCTATGACGCTGATTTTCCTGTTGCTGGCTTACTCTGGCTTTGCAATTGCCTCAATATTTGAGTACGAAACCCGTGGCGCTTACGTAGAATTACTGGGACAATGGGGCATGCTCGTGATGTCGTTCTACTTTGGTGGACGCACTATGGAAAAAATTGCTGATAGGGTGAAGAAATGAATTTAACCGACCACTTTACGCTCGAAGAACTCACGCACACTGACCACCGCCAATTTGACAACACGCCAAATGAACAGGAACTTGAGAACCTCAAACGACTCGCAGCCTTCCTCGAAGAAGTCAAGTCTGCCTTGGGAGGAAGACCTGTTATGGTTAACTCGGCTTTTAGAAGCAAGCAAGTCAATGATGCTGTGGGGTCTAAAGATACTAGCCAGCATCGCATTGGTTGTGCTGTGGACATCCGAGTTCCTCAACTGACCCCTGATGAAGTGGTCAAAACTATCATTGCGTCTGGCTTGCCGTACGACCAAGTCATCCGAGAGTTTGATCGCTGGACTCATGTGAGCATCCCAAACACGCCAGATGCCAAGCCAAGAAAACAGGCATTGATTATCGACAAACAAGGCACACGGCTGTATGCTTGATATACGCCCAAATTGATGGGAAAATAAGCCATGCCCTTACAAAAACTTCAACTGCGCCCCGGCGTAAACCGAGAATCGACAACGCTGGCCAATGAAGGCACTTGGTTCGAGATGGACAAGGTGCGTTTTCGCTCGGGCTATCCCGAGAAGCTGGGCGGTTGGGCAAGAGATAATGGCACTTACAACAATAATGGCGTAGCAGTAGCGCCTCCGACTGGTTCTTTCTGGGGGGTTTGCCGCTCTTTGTTTAACTGGATTACTCTGGCAGGGGTTAATTTGATGGGGTTGGGCACCAATCTCAAGTACTACATTCAGCAAACTTCTGGCGGCACGTTCTACGATGTCACCCCTATTCGCTCAGTTGACGCTGGGGTAACTAACGCTTTTACAACAACCAACGCATCAACAACCGTTGTTGTCAACGACGTTGCGCATGGCGGACAAACTAACGATTTTGTGACCATCTCTGGAGTTGCTGGCGCTGTCAATGGCATCCCTGCTTCTGCGTTGAATCTGGAATTTCAAATCACACGCATCGACGCTAACTCTTTTAGTATTGTTGTGTCTTCCCCCGCCACGTCCTCTGGGACTGCCGGTACTGCAACACTTACTTACCAAATTGGAGTTGGTAGTGAGATTTACACGGTTGGTGTGGGTTGGGGAGCTGGCGGTTGGGGTGGTAATACGGGCGGCACGTTGACTGGATGGGGTCTTGCTGCCCCTGCTGGTGTTGGCGTAGGTATTCAGTTGCGGCTTTGGAGCGAGGACAACTTTGGCGACTATCTTGTCATGAACCCTCGGGGCGGGGCGATCTATATGTGGGTCCCCGCAGTATCGCCGTCTACTTACAATCGTGCACAAGTGTTGTCCAGTACAAACACCAGCACACAAGACGGTGTTCAGTATTGGTTGTCGGACACCAGCTGCCCAAACGTAGCTAACATTGTTGCAACTTCTGACACTTCCCGTTTTGTCATTGCCTTTGGCTGCAATGATCTGCCGACTACCATGGGGGGTGTTGCGCCTACTACTTTAGATCCGTTGTTGGTGCGCTGGTCGGATCAGGAAAACTATAAAGTTTGGTATCCCGAGGCAACCAACCAAGCAGGGAGTTTCCGTTTGAGTGTTGGCTCTTCCATTGTGGCCGAGTTACAGGCTCGTCAGGAGATTTTGATTTGGACAGACGCTGCACTGTACAGTATGCAGTACCTTGGCCCACCGCTTGTTTGGGGCTTTCAGATTCTGGGCGACAACATCTCCATCATGGGGCCAAACGCACCAGCTACGGCAGCCAACGTTACGTACTGGATGGGGCGCGATAAGTTCTACATGTACTCCGGTCGTGTGGAGACGCTGTACTGCCCCCTGCGCCAATACATCTTTGGTGATATCAACCTTGAACAAGCGTATCAGTTCTTTGGCAGCACCAACGAAGCATTCAATGAAATCTGGTTCTACTACTGCTCATCCAACTCGGACGTAATTGACCGGTATGTAATTTACAACCACGTTGAAAAAATATGGTCTTACGGCAACCTTGCGCGTACGGCTTGGCTAGACACAAGTCTGCGTGATTTCCCTACAGCTGCAGGATACGGCGGTCAGCTCATTTACCACGAAAACGGTGTGAACGACGGCACTACCAACCCGCCAAGTCCAATCGTGTCTTACATCCAGTCTGCCGACTTCAACATCGGGGACGGACACAACTACGGTTTTGTATGGCGGATGATTCCCGACATTACGTTTGATGGCTCTTCGGTCAACAACCCGTCGGTCACATTCAGTATGCGTCCAAGGCAAAACCCCGGCTCGAACTACGGCACAGCGCCTACCCCTGCGGTCACCAGCACCTTGAACTTTCAAACGCAGCGCAACTACCTTGTGCAGCAGTTCACGCAGATTGTTTACACACGCATTCGAGGACGCCAGATGGCGTTTAAAATTAGCTCGGACGGGTTGGGTGTTCAGTGGCAACTTGGCGTTCCGTCAATCGACGTGCGTCCTGATGGCCGGAGATAAGCATGTCACTGATTGTTACTTCTGAGAACGCACTAAACAGGGTTACGGCCCCCCGCTTGCCTACCGCACCGCAGCAGTATGAGGAGCGGTTTCACAACCAGTTTGCTGATGTGTTGCGTTTGTATTTCAACAGGCTTGATGCTATTTTGGGGCAGTTAAATACTTCCGCAACGATTCCGCCAACCACAAACTACACCGTAGCTACACTGCCCAGCGCGGCTACCTCTGGTGCGGGAGCGCGAACTTTTGTCACAAACGCATTGACTCCCTCTTTTGGCTCCACGGTTGTTGGTGGTGGGGCCGTTTTCACCCCAGTATATTCTGATGGAACCAATTGGAAAGTTGGCTAAATCCGTATCACATGATAAACTTAATCAACCCCTTTTTCGTGAGGCCCCAATGAGCCTAGAACTTGCTGCACAACACCTTGC